TCCCACCATTGTCCGGCCGTAAACGTACCGGTGTGGAGCATCTGTAGCGATACGGGTAACCGTGCGCTCTTGCAGGCTGTTGAGGAAATCTTCTCTGGCCTGCGCTGCCCGGCGCTTTGCTTTTTTTGCAGCCGCTCTCTGCGCCACCGCGCCAAATACCGTCGTCCCGATGGTCAGGGAAATGGACGCTACCGTTATAGCCGTCGCAAGAGTCATTTTGGCTAATGCGGCGCCGATGACCGCAACTAACGTTACAGGATCGGCATGTGCAACGCCTGGCAGGAGCAGAAAAGTCAGAAGCGGTAATAGGAAAAAACGGTTTTTCTGAACTGGATTGCGCGGTCTACCTGTCATTTGATTTGCTGAATAATTTTGAATATGGGCTGCGTGGGAAGGCCCCGCCACTCTTACCTTTTACACCTGCCATTTGAATTCTTGAATTATTTTCAAATATGGAAAATTTTGTCTGCGTGAGGGACGGCGCGGTGTCCAAAGCTTTGGCATTCTGGTGATTTTTATAAAAATTGTTACGGTTTATGCGAGGAAAGGAGGGCGAGCGCTCTAGGGCTGAAGTCTCTGGTGATTTCTTTCATATCGTTGGCTCTGTCTTCTCTTGCTTGGGTGGCAGCTTGGGCAGGTTTTCATACTTGCGTACCTCATCAATGAGTAGCCATCCATCCGCTATGCCTTTGCTATAAAACTCGGCTCTATTGGAGCTATCCCCGCGCAACAATCCCTCCACGCTATGCTCAGCAAAGTAGAGCTGTCTGCCTGCCGGCGTGAGCAATGATGAGCTGATAGCCTGCTCCCACATGGTCATGTGACGGCGCAAGGTATGAACCACAAACACTCGGTTCATCTCGACACTGTTGGAGTAGTTGCCGTGGCGCAGGTCGCCAATGATGGTAGGTGGGACGCGGAACAGACGGGCTATCTCTTCAACAGAGAACTGTCTTGACTCAATCCATTGCGCATCTTCCATGCTCATCGAGAGAGGAGTGTAGGTCGCGTCGCCCTGGAGCACCGCAACCCTGCCAGTATTACTTTCCCCGGCATACTTCTTGTGCCAGGCATCTCGAATCTCTTCGAGCTTTTGAGGTCCTATGCTGCCTTTAAAACTCAGTATCCCGGATAGCTTTGTGCCATTTGAATAGGTGAAATTCCCATGATCCCGCTCAGATAGCGCCAGCTCGAACGTCTCCCTGCTTGCCGTTATGGGCGATACTCCCACCAGGCCATTATTGGAGCGGTGCCTAAGGTGTAATACCTCATGCCTAAGCAGGCGACGGGATCTCCCCTTTGTGTCTGTCACATCGTATGCGATCCGGCCATTATCAAGCTGCAGGGTAGTTACCGTGCCTGGAAGGAGCGGAACCAACGCAGTAACTTGGCCGCCGTTGTCGCGGATGATTTCAGCGTGAGCGTTGCCGCGCAAGAGCGTCATGGCCTGCATCATTTCGCGGAACTCCAGGGCTGTCTGGAGCTCGTTCGCTTGATCGTGCAATACACGATACAGGGGATGATCCGAGGCCCGTTCCCTGCCGTCATCATCAGTGCGCCGGTAAAGGATCAGGGGTAGTGATGCGATCGTTTCACTTATCGCGGCAACACATGCGTATGCCGCTGACAGGCTTTCTGCTCGTGCTGTGGTTACGCTCCCGCCTTGTAGCAAGGGATGACTCCAGGATGGATCTTGTGCGTTATACGAGCGCCGCTCCAGGCCGATGAAATTGAGTGCGCGGTCTAGTAGATTCGAACGCATCGCCTTCCTATCCAATCGTCGTCATCATCGTCCACCGTTTCCAGCCAGCGGATATTTCCTTCCAGCTGGCTGCCTCTCCACTCTTCCATGCTGCGCTTGGCAACAGTGGTATCGAGATAAGCGGGATTGCCGGTGATGGTTATTTCGTGCAGGTCGACTACAACCAGATCCCGCATCAACTGGCCGGAACGCATCTCCCAATGGTCTCCATCCTTGGGGCAGCGAAAGCCGAATGAGCAGCCCGATATATCGCCGCGCTCAACCAGTACGCCCAGGTCACGGGCATAGCTGGTATCAGGCAGGGATAACTCGAAGTACAGGCCTTTGGTATCCTCCTGTAGGGAAAGCGTACGCGAACCCACGCGGCCTAAAAGACGCTGAGGATCATGCTCAAGCAATGCACGAATATTGTCGGGTTTCGTCAGCGAGCGTTGGAATGCTCCAGGCAGGATGCGCTCGACAAAGCCGCCCAGGTCCTGGCTTTGAGAATGGAATACTGCAGCGTATCCTGCCAGCTTGCCGGGAGAGACTGCGCGCAGGTCGCCCCCTGATCTGATTTCCAAGGTTTCCATCACTGCGCGCCTGTCGATCACGATACGGTTATGTCGTTCGCCAGCACAAAGGCAGTGGGATGACGCAACGCTATATCGCAGGTCGCCATCGCCCGTACCAGCACCCCGCCGCGAGCGTATGCCGTGCTATCGAACGGGTTAACCAGAATATCCAGCTCGCTCCAGATGCCTAAGAGCACTTGGCTGAAGTCGCCCAGGATGAGCTGTCCTTTTAAGGTAGCCAAGGGAACTTGCTTTGTGCTGTGAACAGGCAGATCAGCCATGCGGTTGTTCTCGCAAAGGTAGGCCGCTCCTGCTGTCGCTGATTTCAGCGTGACGCGCAGTTTCTTGGTAACGCCAGGAGAAGTCAGCCATGCGCCTGCTGTGGCGTTCGCCAGTTCGATTTTTTCAACCATGGAAGCGATACCTGCCCAATCCAGCGTTGCCAGCGAGTGGGTCTGAATGCCGGCTGTGCCGATGATCCCGGTGGGCTCATTCGTTCCGCCGCCTTTGATGAGTGCGCTATCAAGGGCTGTCGCAATACCGATCGACATATCGTCACGAAGCAACTGCTCGATGTCAGGGCTCGACTGTTGAATTAACTGTCTCGACATTTCCGACAGGGCGCCGACGTGCTTAGGGGTGAGTGACTTGCTGTCAAAATCCATGTCTGAAGCGGTGAGAGAGCCATTCTCCGCTACCCATCCAGACGTAACGCCAGAGGTATAAGCAGGGATCGATACGGCGCCTTGCAGGCCGCTCAATACTCGTACGCCAAGGGAACGGGCCAGGAGCTTGTTGCGCAGGGGATCAATGAACTGATCCGGACGGTGATCGGTAGGAACGATTTGCCCAGCGGTTGAAGTGGTGTTGACCCGCTTTTCCAGAACGGAGAGGGGAACGAATACGCCGCCAGCTTTGCGGCCTGTTCTGCGCTCGATCTCTTTCGAGTATTCAGCTTCAGCACCCGACAGGGAGCGGCCTTCCATCCCTGCCCGGATAACGCTCAAAAGGCTCACATTGCTTTCCAGCTCAGTGAAAGACTTGTCGCCACTGACCGGGGTACCGCTCATACGGCGCTCAGCTTCAGCCAGGAATGATGCTCGCGCTTCCTGCCCTTCGAGGTCGGTAATCTTTGCCTTCAGACTGTCAAACTTCGCCGTTTCGTCAGCAGAAAGGCTGCGTTTTTCGGATTGCGCTTTTTCGACCATGCCGCGCATTTCTGCGACAGCTAAGGCGCGCTGTTCTTTGATACTGTGTAGCATGTTCATTTATCTCCAAGATATTGATTCAATTATACTTATACTCTTTTTTGCAAGTATGTCAATATCCTTGTTTAATGAAACTGTCATGCACCATCATGAACAACTATGAACAAATAAAATGAATATTTTTGCTCGCCAAAACTGGTGAGTAATTGGGAAGAGCCAGCGGCAATATTTGCCGTTGGTTATTTTTGCCGATGGCAGGATTTTCCGGTTCTGGTGTGAACGTCGTTCACTGCCTTTTGGGAAGGTCATGAACCACGTTCACCGCCTTTTCCGAAGAGGGGTCTACGTGTTTTCCGAAGAGGTATTCGCTTTTCCGAAGGGGTCACCGCCTGTTCAGCAGATGTTCAACGGATGTTGAGGGGATGTAACGTTTCAGTAACGTTACGTAACGCGTGACGTCACGGTGACGTCACGCAATGCCACGTCAGTCCACGGTGTTACTCTTTTTAATGGGTATAACGTGTTTCGGGATTAAATGAATGTTGTCTCCCGTGAACAGTGCCCACTTACGCGGCCTTGCTTGAACGACTACCCATCTATCGCTGCCACATTTCTCCGCTTCGGCTATCGTGGCCTTTCTAGTGTTTGCCGTAAAAGTGGCTGCCTTAAGATATTCAAATGCGGCCGTATCTTTCACTCTCCATTGAAGGTCCGCTATTTGTGTTAGGTTGTTGCGAACCCGCTCCATAACATTTTCTCGTTTTGTTCTCTTGGTTGTCATTGGATTTTCCTTTTCATAATGGTTTGCCTTCCGATGGTCCAGGAAAGATCAGATCACGCCACACTCCTTTTGCCTGGGAAAGGATAGACGTTGCATTCGGTCTTTCGCTCAGCTTCCAGGCTGTGCTGCTCGATTACCTCAAGCAATGCTAGCCCGTCATAGTGCGCATGCGGTATTGCCAGCTCGAAAGTTCCGATACCTCTAATACCTACCTTGACCAGCACCGGATCTGTGCTGGCATCGTCTACCAGCACCGCATATTTCTTTCCCGCTTTGCTGATCTGCTCTTCCAGACTTGCTTGCACAGCTCTCGCATGGAGTTCTGCAAGGAGAGCA